GGTTTGCGGGTTTGATCTTCTACGGAGCTGTAATAATAATAATATGTAGGTATATGTACGCATGTCGCGTATGTGCGCGAGCGGGGAACCAGCTTCTAACCCGCAGCCGTTTTTTGGCCATAAACGCTTTTGTTTCATGTAGTTAACCTGCAAATTAACCCGCAAATGAACCCGCAAACTAACCCGCGAACACGGGAAATCAACTAGTTACGGCGGGTGGCGTCGAACTCGACGTCAGACATCGTGGTGGTGTTGACGAAACCGACGTACCAGCGCAGAACATTGGCATGTGTATCGCGACGCGCACAAATACATCGACCACCAGCCGCACGCCCCATTGCATGGTGAAGGATACGTCCAATGCTCTTTGCCGACGGTAATTCGTTTCGTGGTGACTTTTCCATCAGAGCGTCGCGAAACGCTTTGTATTTGGTGTCGGTGAAGTCGGCCTCGAGCATTCGACGGAGATCGGCGGCTGACACAGCCTCACCAAGATCTTCGGTTATTTCAGCCAAACCATCTACCAGTCCGTGTGCCGTATCCGCATCCGTGTCAACAAACTGAAGACTCTCGCACGAACACAACGGGTCTGGTTGTCCAAGCCACATCAGGATGTGTCTGATTGGATTCCAACCGACGAAAGAGCCCATGGCTTTGAGTGTTGCTTGTGGTTGCCCGGCAACGAACCAAGCACGGATGATCGTGAGAGCTGCGGCGGCTAACCGGGGACGCTCTTGAGCCACCCAAGCCATCAGATCGGGATGCTTGAAGTCGTCACGTTCTTCGGGGCGTTCTAGTGGAGAAGCGATACGGATGGAAATGATCCTTCGCGGAGTATCCCCTCCCAAGATTACATTGTTCCCAGTGACGAAAAGAACTGGTGGTTGAGTTGTACGCTTGGTTCTACTGACTGAAAGAATTCGACCCGCCCAACTGTGCCCAGTAGTAAAGCTATTGAGTGTACCACCACCAAATACACCTTCAACGTTATCGATGAATACAGCACGGTCACTTTGAACAAGCGCCGCCACAAACATTTTCTTTTGTTCATCCTCATCTCTGGTCCAGGTCTGCGGGCAGATCTCGTCCTTGAACGCAATGTGTAATGCCACTGTGGCCAGTAAGGTCTTCCCGGCGCCGCGGACGTTGGCGTTGAACAAAAATAGTGGTGTAGGCCCAGTATAGATTCTCCGCGCAAACAAGGTCAGGACCGAGGCATACCAGGCAGCGCGCTGTGCTGAAGACTCGAAAGGAACATCTTCGACTACGCCGTACAGCTCCACTAGCGCCTTAACAGCGTCGTCACGAGTGGGCTTTAATGGAATGCTTACGAGGCGACTACCGGGTTCATAAAACAGTCGGGTAGCTGCATCGTAACCAGCCTCGTCTGCCAACGTCCCGTCTTTACGAACTGTAGGTAAGTCCGTAAAGCCGTTTAGCTTCGGGATACCCTCATGAATGGCACTAAACACTTGATGGGCAAGATCCTTGGGTGGACGCACCCGATGGAGCTTGCCGCGTTTGACGATAGTCCAGTGAGCAACCTCAGATAAGGCCGCAACGATGTCGTCAGCGGTCAATGGTTCGCGCCGTGGAGGCAGTTCCGCAACACGGTCGGTTGGGTGGATTCGCACCAAGGCATTGTCTTCAGTGTCGTAGACGTTCTCATGGTCTGCCAACAGCTTGAGGGCAATCTTGACCATATCCCCCACGCGCTCGGTGAGACGAATGATGGGTAGGTGGTCGTCTTTGTCGTAAAGTTGCATGGACGAGATCTTTTGCCAGAAGTCTCGCCATTCGTAGTTCTTGCATGAGTCATGCTGGCACTTGAAGATCTTACCGCCGCCCGGGGCTACGCCCACCAACGCCTCCCCCCGGTTGTGCTCACGATTGAATGGACAATGCGACAAGATCCAGCGGTGACCCACACCGGCTTGGCATGTCCAGACTTCTGATCGAAGCACCGTGATGCCCTGATCCTTGAGATACTTGTTGTCGTTGAGTAGATCTTCGACCTCACACTTGGACTGTCGGAATTTGTCTGGGGCGTTCGTGGCCGTCGCACGGACCTTACTCTTACCGTTCGGCTTCTTGACCAGTAGAGCCTGGAGCTGTTCGACTTTGACGACCTTGATGACCTTGGGGACAGCTAGGAGCTGTGAGCGCCGGTGCGGACGGTCGGGCAGCGGGTCACCCTTCTTGGTCCACGTACCGTAGAGCTTCGAGATGCGTGACGGGTCATAGACGACACGGTCGATCTTGACCTCTTTCGTGTCGAAGCGTTCCGCCAACGCCTCCAGCGCGCTCTTAATGAGCGTCGTTGTGCCAGTATCGTTTGGGAGGTCAACGTGGTAGAGAAGATGGGCACCGTTTCCGCTGTCGGCTTCGACCGGCGCTGGCCAATTGAGCTTAGCCAGCTCGTCACGAACGTACTCACGGAGCTTGAGGGCGTGCTCGTGCTCGGTATCCGTAGATGAGACACCGCTGACTGGTCGGACGGGGTCGAAGTCGAGGAGCAACCAGCGGCGTTTGACGACGTCGGCAGCGCCAGATCCGTGGGTGGCGCCTACACGGTTGTCTGCCAGGCCAAGTAGCTCTGGCTTGAGTTCGTTCAACGTGACGTAGATGCCGGGGAGCTTGCCATCGTACTTTTGGACGGCCTCGGCTAGCTTTGTGTGATCGTCGAAGAAGCCGATGAGGGTCTTGTTCTTACGTGTGGTGGGGATGCGAAGCTCGATTACTTGTCCTGGGGAGAAAAGAACACCAATAGCCTCATACATTACGAATCTCGCTTTCGGTCACGGGTTGGCCTACGCAGATCTCACAAGTTCTTAAATTCTCGATACCCCATGTCTCTCCCTCCTTGCAGGGGAGTGGCACTCTAGGCCCCCACCGACGGACCTGTCAAGTTGTACAAAAAAACCTTGACAGACCCCTGGAGTATCACTACGATGCGCAGAGTGTAGTGGTGACTACACTTCAGGACACGCATGGTCTCGCCGGCGAAAATTCCAGGCTGGTACAAACTGCTACGTGAGAACGCCGAGTGTCTGCTCGGTGTCCCAGGCTGGCGCATCGATCGCGACGGCAAGTGTCTCATTCATCGAAGCCATTTACCGCTGCTAGATCCCGTATTGACCCAATCATTAGGTCAATCGATTGAAGCCGACAGTTTACAGCGACAATTTGGGAACTTGACCCTGCGGCCGTATCAGCTTCCCGGTCGGGCGTTCATCCGGGGGCGGGAGGGGACGCTATTAGCATGGCAAATGAGGACGGGCAAATCTTTCGTGACCATTGCCAGCCACGATCTCGTCGATGGACCCCTCCTCATCATGGCGCCGTTGTCCACCCGCGCCGTGTGGTTACGAGCCTGTAAGGAGCGTTGGCCGCATGTCCCGGTTACGGTCCTAACTGGTCGGACGTATGATGAGAAGAAGGTTTACGGGAAGCCAATCCTCTTCGTCCACTACGACATTGCCCAATCTTGGCAGGCGCCAGCGATTAAGCCGGGGATGCTGGTAATCGATGAGTGTCACCTCCTCGCGTCTTCCAACCAGACATGGAGAACGCAGGCCGCCAAGCTCTACGCCACCCAATCGAAGCGGATCGTGCTCCTGACTGGCACCCCGATCTGGAACAAGCCCAAAGGGCTCTACACACTCCTTCAGATGATTGGAGGGGGCGCGTTTGGCACCTACTTTCAATACATCGTTCGTTACTGTGCTGCCCGTAAGGGCCCCTACGGTATCGTCGCGGATGGGACTTCTCATGAAGAGGAGCTGAAGCAGCGGCTCACCGAGGTTGCCCAAGTCCTTCACTGGCAGGACGTGGTCGAAGACTTACCTCCCATCGAGAGGACAGTTGAGACCGTAAATCTCGACGCTGACGCACGACTGGACCTCACCAAGCTAGGCGAGGCGCTACGCTCAAGTGGGCTCCGCCCCAACGCCTCAAACGTGGGCGAAATCGCACACGCTCGACGGGTCCTGGGCCACGCCAAGTGGATGACCGCAACGCAGATTGCCGAACGTTACCTCGTTGGGGAAGAGTCGGTGGTCATCTGGACGTGGCACAAAGAGATCGCAGGTAAGATATATGAGTATCTCCGTTTTAGTTACAATGCTTACATCGTCACGGGGGACGTGAACGCCAACAGCCGTGATCGGATCTTAGAAGAGTGGCGTATGTCCACACCCAGCGTCCTAATCATAACCCTGGCCGTTGGTCAGGTCGGCATTGACCTCTCCCATGCCCGCCATACCATCTTCGCCGAGCAAGACTGGACGCCGGCAGTCGTCAGTCAGGCTGAGTACCGGACATTCAGCCCAACGCGACCAATGACCGTCACCCACGTTGTTGCAGACCATCCCGTTGACGTTCGAATCGTCTCGGCCCTGATCAAGAAGTGTCGATTAGCGGGAGCGGTTGGTTTGTCTGCGTCCGAAACCGAAATGGAGCTACTTTCTAACGCTATTGACAACGATACGCTTGACATTACGTTGAGTAGTCTTTTAGAGTGCAATCTTGAAGGAGAGGACGATGCGGGTTATTAGGCCCCGATTCGACCATCTGACTCGTGAACAAGAACAACACTTGGCTCGTCAGTGGAGGAACGAGCACAACGTCGAGGCGTTTAATCGACTAGTTACGTCTCACTTCGGTCTCGCAATCGCGGAAGCGCAACGGTGGTGGCACGCCAACAAGAATCTGGCAATCGAAGACCTCGTCCAAGAGGGCTGTATAGGGCTCACAATTGCGGCCCAGAAGTTCGACCCGAAACGAAACATTCGCTTCTATACCTACGCAATCAGTTGGGTCAAGGCGATGATCAGTCGCTTCGTCGTGCGTAACGTGACAGCAGTCAAGATCACGACTGCCAATCAGCGCAAGACGTTCTATCACTTCAACGACGTTCGCAACGTACTGATCGATCGAGGACAGACACCATCACTACAAGACCTGGCTAATTGCCTCGGTGTGAAGCTGACCGACGTTCAGCTCATCGCTGCCCACATGGGTCGGGCAAACAAGGTAATCGACGACGAGTTCCGGGATACATGTGACAGCCCCGAGACGATGGTCCTCGATCTTGTCGAACGTCAGCACTTGGAACGGAATGTAGCGGGAGCGATAGCAAGACTTACGGCACGCGAGCAGTACATTGTTCGCCAGCGGTTTTTTACCGACCAACCCTGGACACTGAAGGCGTTGGGGAAGCATTACAAGCTAACCCGCGAGCGCATCCGGCAGATCCAGAACGTGGCACTGACGAAGCTCAAGGACATGCTCAACACGACGGGAGTGAATTGATGTCGAAATGGGAATATAGAGTTCTTTGTCCGATGAGTGACTACGACAAGTCGCCACGTCGGCCGGATGACTCTGCATGCTCTAAGTATACTCAGGAGCGTTGGCTCCACTTGAAACTCAACGGAATGGGCGTTAAAGGCTGGGAGTTGGTGTGCTGTAACGGTGGTATCTATACCTTCAAGCGCCCACGGCAAAAGGTTGAAGGTCAATGACCGGTGACATCGTCATCCTCGACGGCTTTCGTAACACCGGACAAGCCATCGAGCTAGCAACTAAGACTCTCAACCTCCCCCAGCTTGCCGGTGGCTCTGGGCGCGGTTGGTCACGCTGGAAGCTTCTCCAGCAATGCCCCTATGCTTACTACCTACGCTACGTCCAGAAGATGGATCTGTCGGAGTTCGAATCGCCGGCCTTGGCGGTCGGGAGCCTGGTCCATGCCTGGTTGGCAATTCACTACCTGGGGATGATGTCCAAGGAGTTTACGGTCACACCCGAACAGCTCAAGAACGAAGTCGAGAAGCAGAACGCCAACCCGGCGTTCCTTTACAAAGCTTGGGCGGTGTTCGACGCTTACCGCGCACACTACGAGGAGGACTACCTCGAGCCGTTAGCGGTCGAATACCCAGTTGAGGACGTAAAGACTGGCAACACCTGCCGGTATGACCTCATTGCGCGAATCACCAACCCGCCTGAGATCCTAGCGATCACGCCGGGTGTGGTTCTAATCGAGCACAAAACCGCCTCAAACCTCTCCGAAGACGTAATCGACGGCTGGTCGATTGACGGTGAAATCCTCGGTGAGATGGCGTTCTGGCAGCGCAACGGCCTCGACCGGAAGTTCGGTAAGCTCACCGGACTCCTCGTCAACATCCTAGTCAAGACCAAGCAGCCGCAGTTCCATCGGAGCTTTGTGGCGCCGATTAGCGTGCATACCAAGGGTCACATCAAGAACTTGGCTTACATGGCCGAGTTGGAGAAGACCCTACGGAAGTCCCGACGGTGGCCTCAGTTTGCTTCCGCGTGTATAAATAGGTATGGAAAATGCCAATTCTATCAACATTGCCTTAATCGAGGTCTCGAATGACGATACTCAGTTGGAATGACGCTGCGCGTTTTTGGCGTCGGTGTCTCAATAGAGGTTTGGAATGAAAGTCGAGTAATGGATTGGACCCGTCAACGCTTCCTCGATAACCTCTGGCGCTGGGCCGTAGGCGTGCCGGAGCGTGAACAAAGGACCGTACCCTTGGAGAAGATGATACAGACACAGTTGTCGAAGGAGTTTGAGCGCCTAATGCGTAACCGACTACTTGTCGGCGGTTACCGCTATGGAATGTTCGGCGAGCCTGGCAAGCCCATGTACGATTCAGTGGCCGCCGCTCGTAAGCACTTGGACGAGTACATACGCACCGGCAACCTGGAGCATCTAGTGGATGCTGCCAACTTGTGCCTTGTAGAGTTCATTGAGGGTCAGCACCCACTACGTCATTTCGAGGCCATTGACGATGGTCAGCATACCGAAATAAGCAACGTGCGGCGTTAAGGAGGACCCATGCGTATCATTGATGTCCGTAATCACAAGCCCGAGCGTTTGACCGTAATGCTCTATGGGCCTTCCAGATCAGGAAAGACTCTGACCACGGCGACTTTTCCGCGCCCACTCTTCCTTGCCGACGCAATGGAGGGCGGCTGGATTACGCTCCAGACCATGGACAAGAGCCTTTGGCTTGAAGCCGACCGGCCACCGGAGGTCCGCGCTATTGAGCGGCCAGTGGACATGATGACCGAGATCAACAACCTCGAGATGCGCCTCAAGAACAAGCCGGGGGACATCAAGACCTTGGTTATCGACTCTCTCACCTTCTACGCGGACATGTTTTTCACCGTAATCGAGCGTGAGGCGTCGGAGAACCCCACCAAGAGCGGCAAGATCAACAAGTTCGACCTCTACTCCAAGCTCAACAGCCACCTTCGAGCCCTAATGCTCAAGGCCCACTCCATTCCCGGCATCAACGTGGTGTGGATCGCGCTCGAGAAGGAGCCGGCCAACGAGGGCCAGGACGGAGGCATCCTCCTCTCTGGTCAACAGGCATCCAAGAGCCCCGCTGCTTGCGCCCTGTGGCTCTACCAGCGTGCCTTCTCCGTCGGGACCGAAATCAAGTACGAGATCCGAACCAAGCGGTTCGGCGTGTTTCCTGCCGGTGGGCGTTTCGGCAACATACTGCCCGACCCCATCGAGCCCAACTACAACGCGCTCGCCAAGCACATCTTCAAGGAGGAGGGAAGGGCAGTAATCGTCGAACAGAAGCGACCGGTTGCACCTGTACCTATTCGGCGGGCGCCGGTGGTGCCTGCCAAGGCTTAAATCGATAACGGAAAGGACAAAGGATCATGGCCAAGAAGGAAGCAAAGCTGACGTTGTTCCGCGTGGACATCACGATTCACGGGCACGATTACGTGGTTGTCAAGGACGAAAAGGCTGCCAAAGCGTGCGTGAAAGAGAATCTATACGACATCATCCGAAAGGTGGTGGGTCTCGACGGCGACGCCCTGACGACGCCCGACTGCATCTACGTGCCAGTCACGAGCCTGCTCGACATTCCGAAGAAGGACCGCGGAAACGCCCTGCCGTGGTTCACTAGCGTACCGACCGAAAATATCACTGATGACGACACCGTAGGCGAGATCTTTGAGAAGCTGAACAAGAAGCCCGAAGGAAAGGACAAGACCCATGCCTAATCAGTCCGTGGACATCATCGACGCACGACTCGTTGACGATAACGTCCCTGTCTGGGACGGTGGCTTCGATCCCCCTGACGAGGGTGAGTACGAGGTGCGTGTCTCCGGCAAGCCGGAGCAGGAGATCAGCTCCAACAACAACCCGATGATCGTATGCAAGCTGGAAATCGTCGCCAACTCCGATGGCACCCCTACGCCCATGGAGGGTCGGACGCTGTTCGCCCGTTACGTCACCGTGGGTAGGATGCGTGGGCGCCTCAAGAGCTTCCTCCTGGCGACTGGCGTGTGGAACGAATCCAAGGGCAACACCTTCTCGCTCTCGTCGCTCGAAAACGCGCACCTCATTGTCAGCGTCACCAAGCGACCGTACATGTCTACCAACATAGACACAGGCGTCGCGGAGGAGCGGATGGGGACGAATGTGACCAAGGAGCGAATGATCGCGGGTGGGGTGAGCCCAGAAGGTGACGACACCGAAGGCGACAACATGCCACCCGAAGAGGGTGCTCCCGAGGAGGGCGTGATCGAGGAGGAGGCTGCTCCGCCGGCCCCCCCAGTGCGCGCGGCCCCGGCGCGTACCCCCCAAAGGGCTGCCGCCCCCACGCCTCAAGCGAGGGGAACGCAGAAGCCGAACGGTGGCAAGAAGAGGTAGTTGATTGGTGTCGGGGGCTGGGGGTGTACTCACGACTCGACAATGCCCCAGCCCCCGATACCTCTTTTGGGCGATAGGGGTGGCAGGGTGAAGCAGAAATTTCCCGTTACGACTACCCCCCGTCATTATTATGAAAACGGAGGTACGAAACATGAACCTACGCGATCACGTCGAACAAGTCTTCGAACCCCTCGAGAAGCACGACGTTGCCGACGAGACTTGCCCCCAGGCCGAAGAACTCCTCGACGACATGCTCAAGCAGCTTGAGATCGTCTACGAGGCGTTGGGTATGTCCTTCGAAGCTGACTGCACCGAGAAGTTTCTCGACGCCTTCCAAGACCACATGGCCAAGTACACCGATCTGATACACGTCAACCAGGATTTACACGCTAAAGTCGAGGCCCACCGACAGACGTTGAACACAGTTGGGCGGAGACGCCTACCCGACACTCGTGAGGGCATTACGCGGAAGTTCAAAGTTCAGAAGACGCCGCACACCAACGTCTGTCCACAGTGCCAACACAAGTGGGAAGAGTCGGGGGAGATGAAGATCTATGCCACGGTGTCGTGCTTCCCTGAAGATGGTAAGCCCGGCGAGTTGTTCTTGACGGTGGATAGACTCGGCTCAACTGCGCACGGGGCACTCAATGCGGCGGCGATTTTGTTGAGCGTTGGTCTTCAGTACGGCATCGACTTGTCGGTGTTTACCAGTAAACTTCGCGGAATGACGTTTGGTCCGGGTGGGCTTACTGGCGACCCAGAGTTTCGTCGTGCATCGAGCGTTCTTGATTTGATTGCGCAATGGCTCGAGAAGCGGTTCTTGAAAGCGACGACAACGGGGGAGTATTTCGATGGCTAATCCAGAAGATACGTGGTTCAACATACTTCTCAGTCTATTGATGTCGCCATTGCTAATGATCTACCACGGGTGGATCGTATCGGTCTTCTGGTCCTGGTTCGTGGCGGCGACCTTCCACATTCCTGCCCTCTCAGTTTGCCAAGCTATCGGTGTGACGCTTGTCGTCCACATGCTCGTGCCGTACCGTAGCTCTAACGACAAGGCAGTGGTTACAGCACTGTGCGGAGGCGTTGTAGCGGCAACGTTTGTATTACTAATCGGTACTATTGTGCATGCCTTCATGTGAGGTTAAAATGCCTCCCAACTGCTCAACCTGCCCGATGAAGGGCCGACGCCAGGTCCGCGGCTGTGGCCCAGCCACGCCCAAGTTCATCTGCTTGGGTGAGGGCCCGGGGGCCAGTGAGGAGATCAAGGGCCAACCGTTCGTAGGACCCAGTGGCGGGCTGCTCATGAGCGCCCTCGGCAAAGTGGGCGTCACCAGAGGTAACGTTTGGTTGGGCAACGTAACGAGTTGCCGACCACCCGGGGGCGCGAACAAGGACGCGGCGTTAAAGATCGCCGTCGAGTGCTGCCGCCCACGCCTCCTCGACGAGCTGAAGTCCCTTCCCGACGTCCCCATCCTCCTCCTTGGCAAGTACGCTGCCCAAGCCTTCCTCGGAGACACGTTCTCCATTACCGAGCTGGCCGGGACCTACCATGAGATCGATGTACCGGGAGTCGGTACAAGAAGGTTCATCCCCACGCTTCATCCTGCGCACATCCTCCGGGGTGGCGGCGAGGACAGCGACGCGGCTGGTGCTCACTCTCAGGATTTACTCTTCTGGAACCTAGTTTACGACATCATCAAGGTGGACGGCTTAGCTCGTGGGACGCTGGTCAAGTTCACCGACGATACCTACACAGAAGCCAAGGACCCCAAACGTGCCCACGCGCTCCTCGAGCGCGTCTACAAGGCTGCTTTGAAGGTTGGCTGGGTAGCCTGCGACACCGAGACGGTCGCGGTCGAGCAGGAAGACTGTAAGGATTGCCATGCCTGTAACGGACACGACGCCCGGCAGGCTCGTCATGCGAAGCTGACCGCCATAGGTTTCGCGACGGAGGCGTGGGGGGCCAGTCTGGCGTGGGTTTGTCTGTGGGCCAAGACCAAAGATCGAGTCAAGGCGCTGTTGGCCGACCCGAAGGTCACCAAGGTTTTTCACAACGAGCTGTATGATCGGGTCGTTCTCCGCCACAACAACATGCCTGTTGGCGGCCCGCGCTACTGTACGCTCCTCGCCCACCACAACGCCTTCCCGGGGCTCGTCCATAAGCTCCAGCGCGTCGCCAGTCAGTTCATGTGTGTGCCGCCTTGGAAGGCCGAATTTCGCCACGGTAAAGACACCGTCGAGAATCTGTTAGCTTACAACGCAAAAGATGCTCTCTGTACGGCCCGAATCAGAAACCCCATCGACCGCGCCCTCAAGCACTACAAGAACGAGCAGTCCTTTGCCATGGACCTGCGGATGTCGGAGATTGCCGAACAGATGCAGGAGTGGGGCATCCCGATAGACTTGAAGGTCAATGCTGAGATCACGACCTACCTCGGCGCCTACGCCAAGGAGCGGTACAACTTCCTCCAGGCTCGATTCGAGGGTGAAGGCTTCAAGAAGCGGTTCTTCGAGTACCTGACGACCGAGAAGGCCAAGAAGGTTCGTAAGAAAGACTCCGACGACTTCTACATCCGCCAAGCGACGCGGATGCAGGAGTTGACAGAGAACAAGAAGAAACCCTTCGTGTTCAACCTCAACGCCCGCCAACAGGTCTCAGCCTTTCTGTTGGCTTCAGGTATCCCACTACAAGGCGTGACGCCGTCGGGGCAGGTAGCAACGGGCAAGAGTGTCTTGCAGCCCTACTTCACCAATCCAACGGTCAAGAGTCTACGTGACTACACTTCGGCCACCAAGCTCTTAGGGACATTTGTTCGACCGTTGCCATCGATGGTCGATAAGAACTGTCGATTGCATCCAGTTTGGAGCCCTATCGATATTAGTGGCCGGTGGTCGTCCAAACAACCCGGGAGTCAGAACTGGAGTAAAGGTTCACACCGTAAACTGTCCTACGAGCAGTGGAAGCTCCTCCCCGACGACGACAAGAAGGGGATGCCGTCGATGCGCGCCCAAGTAGTAGCCCCACCAGGTCGCATCCTGGTCGCCGCCGACTACAAGGCGCTCGAGGGGCGTATCGTGGCGTGGCTCTCCGGTGACCCCTTTCTCTGCGACGTCTACCAGAAGAACCTGGACAGCCACACCATCGTCGCCAGAGAGGTCTTCCCGGGGTTCGACGGCATGGAGAAGAACGCCCGCGAGAAGGTCCGCGACGACATCAAGCGCATGTTCTACGGTGGCTTCCTCTACGGCGCCAACCCGATCAACACCTGGAAGAAGCTTCTGGAGGACGGCAACGAAGTCGAGTTGAAGGTGGTCGTGAAGGCGCTGCGGTCACTCAACGCTCTGATGCCAGGCGTTGCCCGTTGGCACGCACGCCTCTTTGCCGACGCCATCAAGAACGGCGAGGTCAGGTCGGCGTTGTTGGGGAGGCGCCGGGAGTTCCCGCTCGGGCAGCCCGAAGAGACCGTGGTGTTCAACCAACCAGTCCAGAGCTGTGCTGCCGACATCATGGACATTGCCTTAGACAAGCTGTACACCACACGTCCTCAGCACGTCCTCTTCCTCATCAACGGTCATGACTCGTTGACTGTTGAGGCCGATGCCGACAAGGTTGAGGCGGTCAAGGTGTGGATCGTTGCTGGGATGGAGCAGACACACGAGCTGAACGGGATTTCTATGCCCTTTACCGTCGATGTTAAGTCTCACGTTTCTTGGGCTGGTTGTTAGAACATAAACTGCTTGACACGACTAAGCGTTGAGCTTAGAAATATAACCGGAGGTTACAACAATGCCCAAGACCGCCAAGAAGACCAAGAAGTTCACTCGTCCCAACGGTCAATGCATAGCGCCCGGATGTAGGAAGCCGTCGAAGGGCCCCCGGTTCCGCTACTGCTGCGAGATCCACCGCGACGCCAAGATGATCGACATCTACCACTGGCAGGAGGCGGCCAAGACCAAGAAGAGGATGGCGGCGTACCGCGGGAAGTAGTTCCTCTCCAACTCGTCCTTACGGTATACTCGGTCCTAGACCGTCAGCTCTCTCCGGCGGTCCATCAGACGGAGAGCTAACATGGCGAAAGCTAAGGCGAGAAGCACGGTGGGCAAGTTCGTCAAGACCGTTGCTCGGCGGGTACGCAACAACCCGGTTGTGCGGGAAGCTGAGGGCGACATCGTGGGCATCATCGTGCCCGCCGCGGTGTCCTTCGGGGGAAGCCAGATCCTCAAGAGCCTGGTCGTGAGCTTGGCGACGCCGAAGAAGGGCCCGCCTACCAACAAGCTCATGAAGATCCTCCTGCCTCACCTGGGCCCCATCGTCTCGTCCGTCATCCTGATCTCAACCTGGCTGGTCACCCGCAAGGTGGCCTACCTCAAGAAGCACCAGGCAGGCATCCTGGCAGGCGTTGGAGTGGCAACTCTCTTGACGCTCATCCAGAACTACCTGATGAAGCCGGTCGGTCCCGCGCAGCTCGACTTCGCGGCGCTCCCACACCCGGAGTTCGAACCCATCCCGACGGACCAGCGGGGTAGCTTCGTGAACTCGGCACAGATCGCACCGCCTCCTTCGGCCGAAGAGTTCACGACGATGCCTGACGAGGAAGCCAGGGAGTACCAGACAGGCATCTTCGCCGAAGATAGGAACTAGGAGGTTGACGATGACCTCCTGGGCACCCACCGTTGAACGTTGGCGACCGTTCGCCCTCAAGTACCTCCCCAGCGTCCCTGTCGATTTCATCTTGGCCTGGATCAAGCGGGAGTCCGGTGGCCGCATCACCAAGCCCACCAGCTTGAACGAGCGGGGCATCCTCCAGGTCCATCCCGACGAAGCCACCGACATGGGGTTGTCGTCAGCAGAGTTCAACCAGCTCTTGGTGATGGAGGACAGCCCGTCCTACAACGCCGCCGAGCACTTTCGGATCTCCGCCAAGCTGGTCTTCTACAAGCAGAAGGTGGCTGAGACCTACGCCAAGCGTTACGGCTTAAACTGGACGGGCTCGTCCTTCTGGACCTACGTCAAGCTCATCCACGGGCTCCCCGCCATCGCCTCCAAGGGCATGGCGGCGTTTGTAGACGCACTGAAGCGCCCTCCGGTGTCCTTCGCCGAGTTCGCTACCTGGCTTCGGGCCAAGCGTTGGGCCTACGCTGGTTGGGATGCCGACCGTGTGTCCAAGATCTTGGCCAACGCCGAGGACACCGGGAAGTGGGCGACGGGTGCTGGGGCTGGGGTCGGAACCCTGGTGCTCCTGGGACTCTTCATTGCTTGGCTGACAAAGGCGTTCAGGTAGTGCGCGCCCTGATGCTCAATGCCGACGACCAGATCCTCTGGGAGATCAACATCCC